TGGAGCTTCTGCTTGAATTTCCTCACCCCTACTATTTACTGGTATGAGTGCCATTGTTTTATTATGGGGCTAGTCTGAATTGCTGACCATTTATATTTACAACATCTCCATCACGCATTCCAGCAGCACGAGCTTCGGCTTCAGTTTTAAATGCACTCTTTCTCTTCATTCCGAATGAACCAATATCTTCTGGATCTGCATTTGCATCAAGAACGGATTGAACTGATTTAACTCCAAATCCATTGGCGCGAGCATCAGCAACAAACTTTCTGGCCAATACCTTCTTCAGCTCGCCTAGTCTTTCTGGCGCAGCAAAGTTAATCACGGCAGTAGGATCTGCGATTGCAGTCATCAACACGTTCCTATCTTCCTGCGTCATCGTGCCAGGACCACCGATTGCAATACGCATTTGTCCAGCAAGGGCTGTCCTGATCGCGTCCGCGCGAGCCATGAGTCTTGGCCTAGCCAAAACATCGCCTGTTTGAACTTGATTGCCAAGGTCAAGGAGTTCGTCGATTCCGCCAACAGATGAGACAAAGTTTGGCACAAGTCCGCGCACTTCATTGGCGGATTTCTCGCTGCTTGCCATTCCTTCAAGACCAGGGATCTTGAGTGCGTTCTGAGCGATCTTCTTGGTCTGCGCATCTTCGTATCCAGACATTTTGCCAATAGTCTGCTCCGCAGCCATGCGTTCTGGTGAACCTTCTGGAAATGAATTAATATAAGATATAGCCTTTGCCTTCATCGGAACGAGCTGTTCCAATCTCTGCTGGTAAATCGATCCAATATTTGCCGTAGCTGGAACTGTTCCGCCACCAAGACCTTCTGGTACTGGAAGCGTTCCAGTAAGTTCGCCTAGTTGCTTGCTTGTCGCAGCCTGTGCAGCTTCCGTTCCGATCATTCTTTTGCGCATGTCGGCCTCAAGCTCTAGTGCGGGTCGCATCATTTGAGTTGCCATATCCTTCTGCATAACAGGACCAGAAACTCCTTCTGGAAGTGTAGCTGATGCGGATTGTAAATTCTTAACTCGCTCGCCAGCAGTAGAAGCAAGCTCACCCTGCGTTGCCAGGTCTTGCTCAAGCGCATTTTTTAGTCCGCTAAGACGAGCAGCCTCGATCGGAGCGTACTCAGGAGATGCCTTTCTGCGCTTCTCTTCTTCAGCAGCAATTTCACCCTTTAACTTCTCAACCCCAAGCATCCCCTTCTCTCTCTCGGCCTGGAGCGCAGCTTGTCCTTCTGGACTCTTTAAATACTCTTGCTCTGCATTGAACTTCTCGATTTGAGCGCGCAGATAATCCTGCTGCATCTTTTTTGTTTCACGCTCAGTTGCGACATCAGCTTGCTTCTGCCTTACAGCCTCTTCATAGGCTGGGCTTTTATAAACAGTAAATGGTCCGAACTGTACTAGATCGGCCATGCTATCCTATACCCCCAAGACTGTATGACTTAAATGTACTAGATATTGGAGAGAAAATATTGCCAATTCCGCCAGCAATCTGAGCAAATGTTGATGCTCCTGATTGTCCTTGTTGTTGCGCAGATAATCCAGAAACATATGTTCTATATGTATCCGAACCATAGTTAGCTAATGTATTGTAAATTGATGCAGCATTCTGCGCCCCTTGAAATCCAGCATTAGGATTTACATATTGATATCCAGCGGTAGCGGTTGGGCTGGTCTGGAATGCGGTTGTATTTTGCGGAGCTGATGCTGCCAGATAGTTGTTCAATAGATTCTGTTGCTGACCTAGTCTTTGCGATGACAAGTTGTATACGCTTGGACCAGAAGCTGCGAACTGTTGAGCTGCACCGAGCCTACTCTGATCAAGTGCATTGCGAAGGCTTACATCGCGCGCCATTGCAGCACCAGTTGTTTCTCCTGATGACAAGAATTGTGATGCTGCGCCAAACCTTGCAAGCTTGCGAGCTTCGCCAGCAGCACCAGTTTCTACCGCCTCTTGAACCGCAGGGGCAACACCAAAGATATTACCGCGAGCAGTCTGAGCAGCGCGAGCTGCCTGCTGGTATTGACGCTGTTCTTCAGCACCAAGTGTAGAGCCAAGTTTTAATTGATTTAAAGCTTCTTGTTCAAGACTATTGCGAAGTTCCTCGGTTTGCGCGCTTGTTGTTGGCGCAGTTGGAGTTTCGGCCATTTTCTTGTATTGATCCGCAAGCGTGCGAACTGTCGATCCAAGCGTAGGATCAATTTGATCAATTTGAGCCATCGTCCTTTCTTCAGGAAGCTGTAGGCTCTCTCTAAATTTCGCAACTGTTGTTGCAGCCTTTTCCCCAGAAATTGGCTGGTAATTATCGTAAAGACTTTTTGCGGAAAGCGTGTCCTTTTGTGCTTGAGCAATTTTCGTATTTAAATCTGAAATGGTTTTTTCCGCATCAACCCTTCTCCTGTCATTAGTTGGAAGCGATGATATAAAATCATTTGCACTAGCAAGTTGGCTTTGAAGATCTGTGGTAACAGCAGTTCCAGTATCATAAAGAGCCTTATACTGGTTTTTTCTTGCGGTATTTATGTCATTTAAAATCTGAGCATCTGTTACTTGAATATTTAACTTGCTTGCCAACCCTCCAGTTCCAAAGATTTTTTCTCCGCTAAGATCTGCCAATCCAGATGTAATTCCAGCAGCGGTTTTTGAGGCAGCACCAAGTCCAGCTGTAAAGTCGCTTACTCCATAGTCCTTAAATTCCTGAAGATATATCGGAGCAAATTGATTTGCCTCTAATATCAATCTGTCAAGCTTGTCCTGCTCAACAAATGCCTTCCCCTGCTCGGAATCTCTTTGCGGTCCACCTGGAACTTGATTAATTCTTGCATTTTGCGTTGCAAGCTTTTTTCTTTGATTGTCAATCTCGTTGATTGCATCAATTGCAGTCTGTGACTGCGCAATAACATCCTTCGCCTGTTGGCCTAAATCTTTTGAGTCAAAACTTTTTAAATCACTTGCGTATTTCTGTAAATTTGCCTTTTGTTTTTGAGTTAAATTTTCTATTCCTGTTATGGCTCCTGATGCAATTTCAATGTAATAATTGTTTGCAGCTTCACTAAAGTTCTTTGGATTTGATATTTTAGCCCTATCAGATGATCGGCTTATTAAAGATTTTTCGGTTGGGGTTAAATTTGAATATCCAATTTGATTGGCAGTTTCTGTCGAGCTATTAAAATTTGTAATCTTGTCTGCTGCTGATTGTGAAATTTTTTCTAAATTTGAAGTCGCTTGTGCGTTATTTCCATTTTTTTCATTTTCTGTCCATTGATTTAAATATCTTTTTTCATTCTTCCCATATTGATTGTAGTGTTGCTCTGCCCTTGGCCCCCAATATGGATCATTTGCAATATCTGGATATTTGGCCAAATAATATTTTAGATCAAAATTATTCTGTGGCTTGCTTATTTCCTCTTTGAGTACAGTTGGATCTATCCCTTGAATTCTTCCTGCTCCAACTGATGAAAATACAGTATCCAATCCAGATCTAGCAACAACAAGTGGAGCAGTCGGAGGACGAGGAGGAGGGGGAGGGGGTGCGCCTCTACCGCCACCGCCGCCACCCATATTAAGCAACCTCCTTTAGAATGAATTTCATTTAATTATATTTCCTTAATTTTATTAACCAACCCTATTTTTCCCAGCAACCGCAAGATAGTCAAATGGAATAGAACCAGTACCCTGCTGCACTTCAGTTGGAACCGCTCCCATTGGAGCCTGCCCATAAAGTCTGGCAAACTGTAGAGCAGCCTGCTGACCAAGTGCCTGCTGTGTAGCAAAGGCATTTGGAGACATTTCAAATTGACGCTTCATTTGTTCAATAGAACGTTGTGGCCCCAGCTCGCGCTCAACTTGAAGTTGAGATTGGGATGCTCTCTGTAGGTCAAGAGCAGCCATGCGCCTATCTAATTCTCGTTGGCGCGGAGCATACTTCTCGCGAATGTTTGACTCAAGCTTGGCAATTTCTGGCTGAGTCTGGATATATGTTTCCAATGAAGATCTGTAATAAAGATCATTTGCCTTCCCTGCCTCCACAGGGTTGGGGGGCGGAGGAGGCGGAGGAGGGGTTGGGCTGGACGGACTGCCTCCCATATTAAGCCAGAGCCTTTCGCATAAACTTCATGTAATCATACTCCTTTGGGGTTCCTAAACGATTAAATATAATTCGCTTGCGGGGGCCAAATCGATTCCAGAGAATCAATAGCAAGCCTTTGAGTGGTTCTACCAACTCAGCTCTTTTAATACCACTAGTAGCACACAAGTCAACAAATATGTCATCACCATTCTCGCTGTGGACATAATGATCTGGATTAACGCCACGAGGGATGCACCTTGCTAAAGCTACACCATGAATTTCTCCATTCTTATCCCTAACTGTTCCCATAAGTCCTTGGCTATCAAACCAATTCACCCAATCCTTGAAGTTAGGCCACATTGCCTCCATCACCCCACTTTGTTCAAAAAATTCTACCTGGGTCATATGTTTTGCTGAATCTGAATTGTATCTGGATTCGCTGCCATAATTACTCCTCGAATTGACAACTTTCTGCTTGCAGCTTCAACCTTCATCTTGATATTTCGCCACTTTTCGTATGACCTAAGACTATCCGCCCTGCGCTTGACAACCTTCGCGCTTAGTGTGGCTGGAAGTGTAAATGGCAGGGTCAAGCTGTCAGGCGAAGTTGTGTCAACATTCGTGCCAAGAATAATGTCGTTACCATCTGTATCCCTGCGCATACTTATCGTCGCATTGGTAGATCCAGAATTGAAGAATTCAATCTCATAGTGCGATCCGTACTTTAGGGCAAAGCGATCATCAAATTCATACGCCTTTGTGACCACCCTGCTCGTATAGCCAGTACCAAAATCTTGGAACCCTGTATTTATGTCAACTGAATCTGAATCCTTATAATCCGTAAGGTGACCAACCCTTGAGTTGGTTGTGCCTATGCAAAGCTTGATTGTATTTGTAGCAAATCCAGAGCTAAAGCTTGTCTCAACCATCCTTGCTGCTGCAATTTCCCACAAGCCTTCGAAGCAGTTGAAGATTGAGTTGTAAACCAATATGTGGCTCGGTTTGGTTGCAGAATCAAGCGGTATGGCTAGAAGATATCGATTGTTATGGAATGTAGCATTGCAAGTATCGATATAACTTCTATTGATCCTTGCGATGATGTCCTTAACTGGTTCGCTTATTGTGAGGCCAACTGTAGAGAAGTCATCCGCCAAAGACCTTGAGACTGATCGTATGCCGTCATTGGCCAAGAAGAACACATCCTTGTTTACCAAGGCAACTGATCTTCCTGCAATACAACCGATTCTGTTAGAAACTGTCTGAACAGTCCATTCCGCTGCGCTATTTGTAAGCGACAATACGCTTGTTCCTGATGTAGTCGTTGTGCTTGGCGTGACATCAACCAGGTAGATCTTGTTCCTCTTAAACACGATGATCTGAAATCCGTAGAAGGGCTGGATTGCGATAATGTCCTCGCCATCATCACCACCCACAATGATTGAATTGGTTGTCTTCCATATCTCTGGATCGAGAATGTCAGAGGCGTAAAGAGTGTTCCGATCCTCGCCTGTGCCTACTGCGAATA